TAGGATGGGGGCATCAACTCCCAAGGTCTTGATTGATGGTTATATCCGAGTAGGGGAGATGCTCGATCGATTGATTATCGAAGAAGCGAAGATTCAAGAAGCGACATTGTGATTTTACCGGCTATCGCTTTAACCGTATCTAGAGCTGCGGAAGAGCCTGTTGAGGTTAAGAAGTCTTTAGTCTTATCCCAAACAGAATTAGAGCGAACAGCGTCTAAGTAGTCACAACCTTCGTTTGTTAGCCATTGTACTTGATATTGAGGGTATTCATACCCTATGCAAGTGATGTCATAAGCCTCTATATAACCGGATTCATAAAGAAGGTGAAGGTGATAGCAAATTTTGTCGAAATCATCGGTTAATTGAAGAAATTCGTTTGGCGGGATATTAGCTGAATTTGATTCTTCAATGAATAACAACAGTTCACGAATAAAATCAAGGTCACGTTTCATATGGTCAACTCCTTAAGGGGATTTTTTACAGCATACCACGGATACAACAATTTAAATATAGGACCTCAACAAAAAGAGAAGGGGGAATGGGAAATGAGTCCGGCGGAAATTATTTTACGAGAAGCTGAAAAGCTTCCCTGGGACGAATGGCAATGCATCGTTAAAGCTATGGAATTTGTCCACAGAAAAAGAGCCGACAAGCTGACACTTGACGACTCGGAGAAAACGCACGAGGAGCTAATGTTCCACGTTGAGCATTACTAAGAAAGGAGAATGGCAATGAAGTTATGTATGACAGTCGAAGAGGCTGCCGAGGCGGCTTCTGTAAGCGATGAACAGATTCGCCAATGGGCGAACAGCATTGACTTTCCGAGCTTTAAAATCGGACAGCGAGGTGGAAAGCGTCTTATCCATGCAGAAGCCTTTAATGACTGGCTACGAAAACAGGCCGAAATGAGACAGGGGGAACGATACCGATGATTGAACTCGAAATCGCAACGTGTGTAATCGTCATCGCCGTTGTGCTGGCGTGTGTATGGATTGAGATACGGAAAGGAGCATGACAATGAATGCAGACCAAATGATAAATCACATGATGACGGTTATTTACACAACTGCCGACGTGGAAGGTATCAAAGTAACAAGGCATTTCAGACCTCAGGAAATCGTCGATTCCACACTGGCGGCGTGCCACAGTATTATCGACGGTAAACGCCTGTCGGAGAGAGAGACGGCGGTACTTATCGTAACGTTCGGTGATACATGGAGAAATTACATTCGGCGTGCCGGTAACGTGCTTATATCGTTCCATTTTGAATTAATCGTTAGAAAGAGAGGGATGTAATAATGAAGGCTGCCACATTACAAAATCCGCCTGAGTGGATCAACCAAAGATACTACGAAATCCAAAATACTCCGATTCGTGTAGTTCGAAGTCATAGTATCGGCTATTACGTTAAGGAAGGGTTAAAAGCAGCACTTACGTTAACGGCTATTTACTTTTTAATCGTCCTTCTAGCACTTCTTTAAAGGAGGCTTTTCATGAATTGCGAAAGTTGCCCGAATCGGGATTACTGCATTCCCGATGAGTGCATAGGAAATGGCCGCCCTCTGCGGCAACAGAAGACGGCCAAAACAACTAAAAATTAAATTTTCAATTAAAAGGAGTATATCACATGACAGTTAAAATTAACAGCTTAGCCATCGAAAATGTAAAGAGAGTAAAAGCAGTACAAATGGAATTAGCCCAAAATGGCCTTACCGTCATCGGCGGTCGTAACGGCCAAGGTAAAACCTCTGTATTAGACGCTATAGCCTGGGCCTTAGGCGGCGATAAATTTAAGCCGTCTAATGCGACAAGAGACAGCAGCACGATCCCGCCTGAGATTCATATTGAGCTGTCTAACGGACTTATCGTTGAACGTAAAGGCGCCAAGAGTAGTCTTAAGGTTATTGACCCGACTGGTGAGAAGGCCGGACAGAAGCTTTTGGACAGCTTCATCGAGAAACTGGCACTAGACTTGCCGAAGTTCATGGGTATGAACTCAAAAGACAAGGCCAATACGTTACTGCAGATTATCGGGATTGGTGACAAATTGGCGGAATTGGACGCCAAAGAAGCACAGCGATATAACCGACGCCTTGAAATCGGCCGTATTGCTAAGCAGAAGAAGTCATACGCCGATGAGCTTGAGTATTATCCCGACGCTCCGACTGAGCCGGTCAGTGCCTCAGACTTGATTAAGCAACAGCAAGAAATTTTGGCTCAGAACGGCGAGAATCAACGTAAGCGTGAACAGCTAACTAAGATGACGGAAGAACACGAAACGCTTATCGCCCAGATTGCTCAGCTTAAAGAGTCTCTTGAAGAAGCCCAGGCTAAACAGGAGTCGCTGTTAGCCGATATGGAGATCGCTCAAAAGACGGTAGCCGAGCTTGTCGATGAAAGCACTGAAGAATTGGAGACCAATATCGCCCAGGTCGACGATATTAATCGTAAGGTCCGTGTTAATCAGGAAAAGGAAAAAGCCCAGGCCGAAGCCGAAGAGTTGTCAGCTGAATATAACGGACTGACAGCTGAGATTGAAGCCGTCAAGGAAGCAAAAAATGAACTTCTTAATAAAGCAGATTTACCGCTTCCGGAACTTGGCGTTAAAGACGGGGAACTCATCTATAAAGGTCAGCAATGGGACGGCATGTCGGGAGCTGAACAGCTTATGGTAGCTACGGCGATTATTCGTAAACTCAATCCTGAATGCGGTTTTGTCCTTATGGATAAGCTCGAACAAATGGATCAGGAAACACTTAAAGAGTTTTCCGAATGGCTCACCAATGAAGGACTTCAAGTTATTGCTACGAGAGTCGGAACGGATGACAGTTGCAGCATCATTATCGAAGACGGTTACATTAAAGACTCGACACCGCAGCCGGTAGAAGCTAAGAAATGGGAAGCCGGTAAATTCTAAAGGAGGTAGCTATGAAGATAATTACAGGAAAACAAGAACGGTATCAAAAAGTCGTTGTGTATGGGCCTGAAGGCATTGGTAAGAGTACATTTGCCGCTCACTTCCCTAAGCCCTTATTTATTGACACAGAAGCCAGTACAGCCCATATGGATGTGGCGAGATTAGAACGTCCGACGTCCTGGGCGGTACTTATGGAATATGTCCAAGAGCTTACGAAAGACCACCAGGGATTTACAACCTTAGTCATCGACACAATCGACTGGGCAGAACAGCTTTGCGTACAGCACATTTGCTCGAAGTACCAGGTAAGCGGCATTGAAGATATCGGATACGGCAAAGGGTATGTATATGAGAAGGAAGAATTCGGACGGCTGCTTAATAAGCTCCAGGATTTAATCGAAAGCGGTATGAACGTGGTTCTCACGGCACACGCTATGGTTCGTAAGTTTGAACGACCCGACCAACCTCCGTACGATCGGTACGAACTCAAGCTTAACAAGGCCGCCAGTCAGAAAATCTCCGATATGGTCAAAGAGTGGGCGGATATGCTCCTTTTTGCCAACTACAAAGAAGAAGTTTTGAAAGTCGATAGCAAGGACGGTAACAGTAAGAAGGTCCGTGTCTCAGGCGGCCAGCGTGTGATGTACACAAGTCATCATCCGAATTGGGACGCCAAAAACCGGCACGGCTTAAAAGAGTGCTTGCCCTTCGAATTTGCTCAAATCGAAAATTGTATACCTAAAAATATTCGAAAATCGCAAGTCGAAGAGAAGCCTGTTGAGGAAGTAAAAGCTCCTCCGAAAGAGGAACCGTCGAAAGAAGAGCCTGTTGTAAAGACCGAGCCTAAAAAGAAGGCTAAGGAAGACGACGGAATCCCGAAGGACTTAAAGAAGCTTATGGAAGCACGGAATATCACAGAAGCTGAAATACAAGCCGTTGTAGGAAGTAAAGGGTACTTCCCGGCTGATATGAGAATTAAAGACTACCCGAAAGAATTTATAGACGGTTGCTTAATTGCCGCATTCGATACTGTAGCTCAGGCAGTAGAAGCCAACAGAGACGAAAATGTACCGTTTTAATAATAAGGAGGATAACAATCATGGCAGAAGAAAGAGCATTTAGTTGGGACGAAGAAATTGAAGCAGTGGAAAACGAGTTTGTCGACATACCTGCAGGAGATTATGACTTTAAGATTACCAACTTCGAACGAGGCTACTTCGAAGGAAGCGAAAAGATGCCCGCTTGCAATGAAGCCAAAATCACTTACGAAGTAAACGTAAACAGTCAGAAAGGTCGCATTAAGCAAAACCTCTTCTTACACAGTAAATCACAATGGCAGCTCACCGGATTTGCCCGTGCCATCGGACATATGAAAAAGGGCGATGACAAGTTCACGATCCGCTGGAACGAAGTCCTCGGAGCGACCGGTCGCTTTAAGATTAAGCTTCGGGAATATAACGGAAAGACTTACCCGAACGTCGACCGGTTCTACGACAAGGAAGAATCGGGTAAAGAGTGGACTCAAGGAGCCTTTTAATCGTGGGCATTGAACTTCGTCCCTATCAGCAGGCGGCGGTCGACGCCGTCCTGCATGAGTGGGACATAGGTCACAACAAAACATTACTCGTCTTGCCCACAGGATGCCATGGCATCGGAGAAAAAGTCCTGTTGGCTGATGGACAAACTAAAAGAGTAGAGGAAATTCAATCGGATGACTTATTACTAGGCAGTGACGGGAATCCGAGACATATCCTTCAGATTATTCGTGGTACGGGGCGTATGTACAAAATTCAGCCTGTAAAAGGAAAGCCTTTCATAGTAGATGAAAATCATATGCTGACATTAAAGAGAACCAACGAATCGAGTCAGCCTCAGTATCCTTGCCAAAAACACGGTGGCGAAATCGTCGATGTCACCGTAAAGGAATGGTTGACTTGGAGTAAGTGGAAAAAACATATTCACAAGTTGGTAAGGGCTGATGCCCTTAATTTTTATCCTACTTCTAACGAGGCTTGCCCGATAGACCCTTATTTTTTAGGGATTTTATTAGGAGATGGGAATCTAAATGGTTCGTCTATCAGCATTACGACAATGGATAAAGAAGTGGTAACCGTAATCCAACAGCAAGCCGAAAGGTTTAAGCTGAAAATCCGCACGGAGCCTGCAGGTAAAGCGACAACATACATACTTAATAGCCGTAAAGTACACGCGCATTCCCTGCTTAATCGGCACTTAACCGAGCTAGGGATAAGATACAAAACTTCCGGTACAAAATATGTCCCTAATATATATAAAACAGGAGCTATAGATGTAAGACTGCAGGTTATTGCAGGGCTATTAGATAGTGATGGGCATTTAACTTATAACGGATATGACTTTATTTCTAAATCTCAACAACTCGCCGATGATTTGGCATTTATGTGTAGGTCGGTTGGGCTTGCCGCCTACGTTACGCCTTGTCAAAAAGGATGTGGAGATTTTGTAGGAACTTATTATCGAGTTAGCGTTA